CGAATAAATGTTCCTATATTTTCTGCCCTTTCCAATTTTCTTATTATTATTGTCTTGGCAGTTTGCAGTGTAATATATGTCGCAATTACATAATAAAAATCTTTCTTATATTTATTATATTCTGAAAGTCCACTCTTTTTTACCTGTTCCCATTTCTTCTTACCATCTTTACTTTTAATACTTGCAATCTTTTTATTAAGTCTTTCAGTATAAAATTTTTCAAAAAAGTTTGTAACTTTTTCTGTGTTTTCTACTTTCTCTCCTCCACGAATATAGGAGTTTAGAAATATTTTCATCGTTCCACCGGGTGTCCATTCGTTTTTTGCTTTAACATCTTTCTCGATAACACGAAGATAATTAGATGCTTTTTTCAAAGAACCTGATGCCATGTTTAATATTTTTTGAAACTGTTTTGCTTCGGCAGAAGTAAACTTAACATTGCCCGATGTATCTCTGAATGTTGCATCCGTTGACCACACTGCACTTGTCTTACTCAATTTATCTGACTTTACTCCAAACTTGGCCTTTAGATTTGTCATCTTTCTTCCAGAGTATTGTGTGTGCCATACAACTCCGATCTTTGCAGAACGAATCGTTTTTGCTAGATCATCTGCTAAAGGAATTGCATATGTAATTGTATTTGGAGTAAAGACTATCGAAGGTTCTCCACCAATGTCTGATGTTGATAAATCTTCTTGCGTGAAAAGTAAATCTCCTTGCCAGATACCAGGTATTTTAAGTTTCTTAAAATGATCTAATGCAACGTGAAGTTTTGGTCCAGGACCACCAGGATGATTCTTATCAATGTCTGCATGAGTATAATTAATTAATGGTCCAACTCGACCACCTTCTTCTTTTGGTACATTGAAAATTGCCTTTGTGCCAACAAAGAACTTTCCATTCTCAGGATTAGTTCCTGCAAAGATAGCGGGTGCACCATCCCACTTCACGGTCACATTCATTTTTCTTTTACTGTAACCTTGAAGCATATCACTTAATGAAGAAAGAAAGGCAACAGCGTTTTTGCCTCCCATTGATCCGTTGTTGATAATCTCATCTTCAAGCTAAAGATGTTCCAGATGAGTATTCTTATCTTCCATAAGAATGCCCAACGGAACACGATTGGCCTCCTGATATTGTCTGTAGTTATACATATTCAGCTTGTATATCCCATTTCTTTGAGTATCGTCCATCTTTGGCAATACTTTTTAGTGTAGCATAAGGAATAGAGCACTCATCGCAGAATGCTTTTAGATGGTCATAAATCTTTTCTGTTCCCTTATAAATTATTTTTGCTCTTTTGGCCGTGGGGTTATTTGCCCCGGTAACAGGTGTCTTACGGCCCCAGTTTCTATTGACTGACTTCGCACCTATCTTTCTTTTAGTTTCTTCACTATGTTTTCTGTTCCACATAGGGTTGTTTGCACCACTATTGTCCCTGCCCAAGTTTGCCAGTCGTTGTTTCTCTCTTATCAAGCCTTGGGTATCTATTTGACCAGTCAGTCCCATATAAGCCAAATGATCTTGCCAATGGCCAAACATTCTATATCTCACCAGATGTGCTATGGCGTGGTCTATCACCAACAACTCAGCCATATTATCTTCATCATCCGTGCCACCTAAAGATTTTGGTGTCTTGTGATGTTTATGGGTTAGAAATAGATTAAAGTTATTCATTAATATAGTTTACCAAAAGGACCAAATCCTTTCCCTTTCTTCATTGCCAAATATGTCATTGCAGTCATTATTTGGTCAACATTTTTTTGTCCGCCTCCCGCTCTTCTCTTTGTAGCTAACATAGAAAGAAAATGCAATTGCATTAGTTTTGTATGGGCTCTACTAGCAACCTTTATATAGCTGTCAGTCCCTTCTTTATATTTTTTATCAGCAAAATCGTATAGGTATTGTACGTTGTTTATAAAGGCTTCAGAATTAGGAGCTCCCATATCTATTCTAGGACCAAAAGTTCCCTTTACTTTATCAAATTCAGATTTATAATAAAGTTTGTCGTCTAAGAACTCATTTAGTGTTTTTGGAAATTCGCTGTTGTTCATAAGTTCTTTAATTGAAGTCGATACAAATTTATATTCTTTCATTAATTCTGCAACCATATTATTAGGAGATTTTCCTAAACGAGCTCCTCTAGCATTTACTGCAGTAGGTTCGAATTTTAAATTAGTATATTTTCTAGAAGATCCAGAATAATTTATTGTAAATTCAACCCAAGGTATATTGTTTTCTGATATGTAAATTACCGTTGCGCCTAAAGTAAATTCTGGTAAATTTTGTTTTAAATCTCCACCAAATCTTATTTTTTTAACTTCGAAATTAAAATTATCTTTTCCTTTAAACAGAGTTTTTTCTACGTTTACAACTTCCCATCGTGCAGGTTTTCCTTTTGTAATTTTTTTTAATGAAATTCCTATAACCTTTCTTTGTTTAAACATTGCCCTCATAGTATCGTTTAATAAATTTATGTTAGGACTTTTTGCTGCATTAATCAAATCTTCTCTTACTTTATTTCTATCTTCAACAATCCATATGTCAGCTGGATTCCATGTATCTTTTTGTGATATTCCGTAGTTGATTCTAACCAAGTCTGTAATAAAATCCATAAACCCGTTAGGATTATCCCGATCATATTCCTGATATTTAACGTCAGTACCTATTCTTTTTCCAGCAACTCTTGCAGTTAAAAATGTTTCTTGCTGTTTATAGAATGTTTCTAACCATTCATAATCTAGATGATGTTTGGCTGGATAGACATCAAAAATTTTTTTCTGTATGGCTTTACCCACAGAACCTTGTCCTTTCACTATTTCATTATATGTGAAAGGTTTATTTCTTCTGATACCTTCCTTTATAACTAAAAGAGAGGCATTTTCTTGTAATGCCGTTGCAGGTGTCTCTGCAAGTTTAACGTAATTAGAACCGTCTATCGCAATTAATTTTGCCATAGAACTATTTATTATACTTTGAAGTCTGCAAACCTATCTATAACTTCTTCTTGGCCAGTGTCCACTAAATCATCTTGCGCTGTTTGTGCAACATCATAAAGCTTCATCTTAGCTCTGTCAACACCAATAATAAACTTTTTGTTTGCTGTTGGATCAGCGTATCTGTTCTTTAACTGTTTAACCAACATTTGATTGAGTCCTTCTAGTTCTTCTGAACTGATAAGAGCAAACATGAAGTCTGCTGTGGCTGGAAGACCGAAGGATTCTGAAGTATCTTCCAAACCAATGTCCGTAGAAACAAAGCCCGTTCTGGTTGTCTGTGTTGCAGACACGATTGGTATATCACATTCTACAGCCAGACCTCTCAATTCTTCTGCAATCGCCTTAATGTATGTATAAGAGTTTACATTTGCACCTACTCTAAATCTACTAGACGAGCAGATGTTTAGATAGTCAATAAAAACAATATCTGGTTTGAAATCTTTTTTAAGTTGCAGTTCATTGAATAATCCCTTGAAATGTGCAACAGAAGCAGACGCAGTTGGATACTCTTTGACAATCAAACGACCTTGAGTTTTCTTTTGTATTTTTTCAAAACGATTCTCATACATATGCTTTGGCAAATCATGCATATCGTCTATAGAAATATTCATTAGATTTGCATCAATACGTTCTGCAATCTTTTCTTCTGACATCTCTAAGGTAATATAAAGAACGTTCTTACCTTGCATCAATGTTGAAGCTGCAACGTGACACATGAACAAAGACTTACCTACGCCTGTACCTGCAAGTGCAATGTTTAGTGTTTTGTTTGGCAGTCCGCCCTTGGTAATACGATTGAAGAAATCTAAATCGAATGGTATCTTTTCCTCTTTCGTATGATAAAACTCATAACGATCAGACACTTGATTCATGTAGTCGTGACCTACATTCGTGTCAAACGACACAGCGAGAGCATCAGATAAAATAGAAGGAAGTGCTTCTGGATTCCTAGTCTTATCTTTTCCCTCGATGATATGAATACCATCAAGAACAGCATTGTAAATGGCTTTGTCTTTACACCACTTCTCTGTTTGATCTACAAGCCACTGAAGATCAGTTTTTGAATCTGTAATATCTGAAAGATATTCTACTGCTTTTTTATATTGCTCTTCGTTTAAAGATTTTTTCTGAACATCGATAACAAGAATATCGACGGTAGGATTTACTTGATAGTTATTTGTATAATCTAAAATTGTTTGAAAAATAATTCTTTCAATACTATCTTGAAAATATTCTTCTTTAATAAACGGAGTTACTTTTCTAGCATACTCCTCACTATGAATCAAGTTGCTCAGAATCTTTGTTTCTATTCTCTGGGTCAACTGTGATTTGGTCATGCTCTAATCCTTCTTCTATTACATTCATGAGAATGTCACCTATGACAAACTCAAATTCTTTATGATTATCTTCTGTTACTACACCATTCTTATTATATAATATTTCATACTCGAATGTCAATGGAATACTCTCAACTTCTTCCGGACTTAAAAGTTCTCCATTTTCATCGTGAATTGGTAGTTTAACGTTGCTATAATTCCAAACAACACCTTCGAACTTACCTTCCTGTAGTCTAAAGGCCTGTTCATCGGTTTCTTTATGATAGACGTAATGATAGTTATCCATAATGACAATAAGAATGAATAATATATTTTTTATTTGAAATTGGCTTTCGGCC